ATGCGACGGGCGACGAGACCGTGCCTTTTTCTCTTCTAGTCGATGCCTTCGTGAAGAAGGAAGTGACGAAGAAGAACAAGCCTCGTCCGATTGCCAATCATGGCAACGCGAGGGTTTGGGGCATGGCGAAGAGTGCTGCCATTTTCGAGGACGTCATGTTCCATGCATTCCCGGACGGGTGCGTAAAGCATGAGGAGAAGGGCACGAAAATGAATCAGATATTCAGCAACTTGAATGGTTTCAAGCACAAGCTGGAAAATGATCTCACAGCATTCGAGTTCGGCATCTACGACCGCTTGAAGAAAGCAGAATGTGACATATTCAAACACATTTTGGGCCATATTGACTCAGACGCAGATAACACGGGTTTCTGCCATCGAGTCATTGATGCACGCACCCAGGCCTGCACTTGGGTATTGCGTTACACCGATGCCGCTGGGGCTCCGTGCACATTGAAGTTAGATCTTCCCCGCACCATGCGGGAATCCGGAGACCGCGTGACTTCAAGCGGCAATTTCTTTCAGAATTTGCTGGCATGGCTCACTTTCATGGTGAAGCCCGGCAAGGTGGAAGCAGCGGTCCAAAGTTTGATTAGGAACAAAGGCAAGAAATTTACCTACGTCAGTGCACGAGACGGTAGGAAATATGATGCCTATCTCGCATTCGAAGGAGACGATACCCTCGGCGGAGTAGATGAGGATATCCTTGCCTTGGACAATGGACGATTGTGCAAGGAGTTTTTCAAGGATTATGGCTGGAATGCCAAACTCAAATTCGCAGACAATGAGGGTTATTCATGCATTCAATTCGTAGGATACACTTGTCTGTTGAAAGACGGCCAAGTTGTCCTGCATGGTGCGAATGCTGTGATGTTTCCGGAAATCAAGCGGGTTATTCAGGACAAACCTTGTTCGTCCTGCGACCTTCCCGACGAGGAATTTCATCCATCTGTTGCAGTGTATGCGACATGTATGATGAACGAATTCCGTTATTTCGCACCCATGCATGCATTCTATTCAGCAATGCGTGCAGATCACATTGCTAAAGGCGGCAGAGTGAGGCGCAGCAACGGTATTCTTCGTGACATCTACATCAAGATGCACGGTGAGGTCGGAACTGAGGAGCAGATCCTGAATAACGTTCCTGAACCGGAGCCATTCCTCGATGGCGGAAATGATTACACAGAATTGGCAAGGGTGCACGCTGGCGACTTTACTATCGAGGAGTATAGTAGCATGTGCGGCATCACTACGCTG